AACATTATGGGAAGTTCGCATATTCGTAACTTGTGTGATAATATTATTTGTGTATGGCGTAACAGATACAAAGAGAAATTAATAGAAGAAGGCAAGACTTCTGACGAAGAGTTAAAGATTATTCCAGATGCAAAGGTCTTTGTCCAGAAACAGCGTAATGCACAATGGGAAGGCTCATTTAACTTTTGGTTTGACCAAAAAGGTTTACGATACAAGGAATCACCATGACCATAAATGAATTTATTAAGCAATGCAAAAAAGTATTCGGAAATGACATTCAATACAAAGCAACTTCTAAAGACGGACAAGTATTTAAAACGAAAGGATGGAGAGATGATAAAGTGGTCGCTAACCAAAGACAACTTACCCCAGCTTATAGAGAAACTAAAAACTCTTGACTTCACTAAACGCTGGCGTGTAACAGTAACAGATGCAAAACTAAACAGAAGTCACGAGCAAAACGAAAGACTATGGCAATTATATACAAGCATATCTCAGCACACAGGTATTGAAAAAGATAAGATACATGAACTTATGGGATATAAGTTTTTACGATACCAAACTGAAATAGCAGGTATGCCTGTAGAGCTTATAAAGTCAACAACTAAACTAACAACATCTGACATGACTGAATACCAAAACTCAATAGAAATTTGGGCGCAAACTAATTTAGGTTGGATGTGGGATTATAATGAATTATAGAAATAAAAAACTATTAGAGATTGTTAGAGATGCTCCATGTATGATGTGTTCAATAAAAGATGGAACAGTTTGTGCAGCTCATAGTAATCAATTAAGAGACAACAAAGGTACTGGCGTTAAGGCTCACGATTTCCGCATTTCAGCATTATGTCACCAATGCCACCACATGATAGATAATGACAAGATGTTAGATAAATATGATAGAATAGCAGCATGGGAAGAAGCACATAGAAAAACTATAGGTTGGTTATTTACTAACGGACACATACAAATTAAATGAACAAAATAGAATTTGGAGATTGCAGAGAGATAATGTTACGCTGGAAAGATGAAGGCGTTAAAGTTCAAACTTGCGTTACATCACCACCTTATTTTGGTTTACGTGATTATGGAGTTGATGGTCAAATTGGTTTAGAGCAAACAGTTGGAGAATATGTTGCTAACATGGTAGATGTATTTAGACATGTATGGCATATACTTGAAGATGATGGAACTGTATGGTTAAACTTAGGTGATAGTTATTACAATTACAGACCGGGTAAAGGTCAAGCATTAAATAAACAAACAGTAAGTAATACTAATCAAGATTTGCCTACTACTTGTGCTAGACGTGGCAATAAACAAGAAGGGTTAAAAGAAAAAGATTTAATTGGAATACCATGGAGAGTAGCATTTGCTTTGCAAGATTTTGGATGGTATTTAAGACAAGATATTATTTGGCATAAACCAAACCCAATGCCTGAGTCTGTTCGTGATAGATGCACAAAAGCACATGAATATATATTTTTACTATCTAAATCACCAAAATATTATTTTGACTCTTTAGCTATGAAAGAACAAGGTGTAATACCAGCAGGCACTAAAGGTGCTAAAGGTAGTAAAGAAAGACAAAACCAAATTGGCGTAAATGCAAGACCACCTGAATATAAAATTTATGATGGTATGAGAAATAAACGTAGTGTATGGACTGTTAATACTAAACCATACAAAGGCGCACATTTTGCTACATTTCCTAAAGAATTAATTGAGCCTTGTATATTAGCTGGAAGTAAAAAAGGTGATATTGTATTTGACCCATTCATGGGAAGCGGCACAACTGCACAAGTTGCATTGCAACATGGCAGACAATACTTAGGCTGTGAGCTGAACAAAGAATATGAGAAACTACAACAAGAAAGGATAAATAATGGGTAAGGGTTCAGCACCAAGACCTTATAGCGTAGATGCAGATACATTTGAAAGTAACTGGGATAAGATATTTAAAAAAGAAGGCATTACTTTAACTGAAGAAGAGTTAGCTAATGTTCTTGTTATAGAAGATATTGTTAAGCATCACCGTAAAAAACAAAATAGTGATGATGTATCACCACACACTTATGAATACGAACTCAATAAGTCTACCGGTGATGTAGAGAAAAGATTTAAAGACGGAATATCTAAACCTAACGAAAGTCAATTTGATGGCAACTAGCCCAACGCAGTTAAGTCTTAAAAAATTACGAGAAGAAGGATACACAGTAGCAGTAGTAGAACATTGGAATAGTTTTGCAAGAATAAGACAGGACTTGTTTGGTTTTATAGACTTACTAGCATTAAAAGGAAAAGAAACATTAGCTGTGCAAACAACCACAGCAACAAATATGTCAGCTAGAGTAAAGAAGATAGGTGACCATGAAAACGTAGGACATGTTCGTGAAGCTGGTTGGACTATTCATGTGCATGGTTGGCATCAAGACGATAAGAAGAAATGGCATTGTAAAATTAAGGATGTATCGTGAATACCAGAGATAAAATACTAGCTTATCTTACAGAGCCTAGAGCTATAAAAGATATAGCAGCACATGTAGATGGCAATTACAATACTATTAAAAATTTGCTTGTCACCATGAAGATGGAAGGTCATATACACGCATTCAAAGATAAAGATAATAGACTTATGCACTATTACATTCCACAGCCACATCCATTACAAGGTATATTTGGACACACAGCAAACTTTACAGAAGACCAAATAAAAGGTGTTATTAGTCATAATGCAGATGACGCTAAACATAACCTTCAACAAAGAACTACACAAGAAACATTTGGACAAAGCGTAGCTTATACGCTAACACAATATGATTAGTATGGAACGCCTATTGTCTATCCTTGAGGATTGGAGTTTATGGATGAAGTCGGATAATCACCGCTTAGGTTATCCATCTAAAAGCATAGGCATGTCTTCAGGTGGTGAGTCTACAAGTGATGCATTTGAAGAAATGTGTTCTGCCCAAGATATGTCTAATGTAAGGACTATACACGCTATCATACATAGTTTAGAAAAGCCTCAACAAGACGCTATCTATACTAAATATTTAGGTGCTAAACCAAAAATAGGCTACTATTGGGAGTTAGAACTAGCTTACGACAATTTACTGACAATAGCAGGAAGACGAATAAACGCATAATGTTGTTGAACAGATATAGTAAAGTATGCTATAATACTACTTGTTGGACAACTCCTGTCCGTTAATAACGTAATCCCACAAAAGCCTGACTACACTCTCTCCGTGGTTGGGCTTTTTCTTTTATATGACATTCTCAGTAACAATATGTAGCCAATGCGGTGACCCTTTTGATTCTACCGAGTATCCGCTATGTAATGACTGTAGATATGACCATAGATTTATCAAATTAAGGAAAGATAATGAAATCAGCACCAAAGACAAAAGCAGGCAAGATGAAGAAGGTCAGCAAGGTAATGAAGGAATTTAAAACAGGCTCATTACATTCAGGTAAGGGTGGTAAAGTAGTAAAATCTCCTAAACAAGCTATTGCTATTGCTTTATCAGAAGCTGGCATGGCTAAAAAGAAAGGTAAATAATTATGCCAATGGTCGGAAAAATGAAGTTTGCTTACACCGAAAAGGGTAAAAAAGAAGCTAAATCATACGCAAAGAAAACAGGTAAAGCTATGACAGCTAAGCCTATGAAAAAGGCAGCTAAACGTGGCAAATAAACCAGGTCTATACGCTAACATTCATGCTAAACGCAAACGTATTGCTGCAGGTAGTGGCGAGAAAATGCGCAAGGTAGGTTCTAAAGGTGCGCCAAGTGCTATGGCATTTAAACAATCAGCAAAGACAGCTAAAAAGAAATGATTAAAAAGGGTAAGGAAACATTCTCAGGGTATAACAAGCCTAAAAGAACACCTAGTCACCCTACTAAGTCACATGCAGTATTGGCTAAAGATGGTGACACAGAGAAACTTATACGCTTTGGACAAAAAGGTGTAAGTGGTGACAAAACAAATACAGACAGAGCAAAGTCTTTTAAAGCAAGACACGCTAAAAACATTGCCAAAGGAAAAATGAGTGCCGCTTACTGGGCAAACAAAGTAAAGTGGTAGTATAATAAGCAATGCTTAAAATATTTGTAGGAATGGATTTAAAAATAGAACCGGTAGCTTATGCAGTATTCTGCCAAAGCGTAATTGAGCATTCATCAATACCAGTTAGTTTTACTCCAATGGCTTTAAATACATTATCCGAATATACAGAAACTCATAAAGATGGAAGCAATGCTTTTATTTACTCACGTTTTTTAGTGCCTTATCTTTGTGATTTTAAAGGAATGGCTTTGTGGGTTGATGGTGACATGATTGTAAGGTCAGACATTGCAGAGTTGCTATGGGAATTTCAGCAAGACGAAGCTGTTAAAGTAGTCAAGCATCATTACCAAACAAAGCACCCTATTAAATACTTAGGTGCAAAGAACGAAGATTACCCAAAGAAAAATTGGTCTTCAGTAATGCTTTGGAATTGTGGGCATCACTTAAACAAACAATTAACACCTAGATTTGTCATGGAAAAAGATGGCAAATACCTACACAGATTTCAATGGCTAAAGTATCCTGAAGAACAAGTAGGCAAGCTAGACGAAACATGGAACTGGCTAGAGACGGAATACAAATACAACCCAGATGCTAAGTTAGTGCATCACACTTTGGGTACACCATGCTTTAAAGACTATCAGAATACAGACTATAGTCAAGAATGGTGGGACTGCTATAAACGAATGATATACCCACTTAAAGGCAACAATAAAGATTCAGAACTATAACAGAGGGCAACCAACCTAAGGGAGTTGCAAAAAGATGGAAATAATTAAGAAACCAATAGATTCATTAATACCATACGCTAAAAATGCTAGGGTACATGACGAAGCTCAAATAGCACAAATAACAGGCAGTATAAAAGAATTTGGTTTTAATAACCCAGTATTAATAGATAAAGACAATGGCATTATAGCAGGTCATGGTAGGGTTATGGCAGCACGTAAGCTAGGCTTAACAGAAGTGCCTACTATATTGTTAGACCATTTAAACGAAACACAACGTAAGGCTTATATACTAGCCGACAATAGAATAGCCATAAACTCAACATGGGATAATGAAATGCTGACCCTAGAGCTAATGGATATAAAAGATGATGTAAGTTTAGCTATGTTAGGCTTTAATGTAGATGAGTTAGACGCATTACTAAAAGAGATTTCTTCAACAGAATTGCCTAATTTGCCAGATGGTGATAAACAACCATTTCAACAAAAAACATTTACTTTACATGATGAACAATTTAATATTGTAGATGATGCTATAACAAAAGCAAGAACAAACCCAATAATAGATACTGGTTTAAATGATAATAGCAATGGCAATGCTTTAACATTAATATGTGAGCAATGGTTAAATGCTAACAGCTAAAGATATAATAATAAAACCTATTTTAGCTAAAGATGCTAATAATTTAGTAAAGCGTGTTCACTATAGCGGTAAAGTTGTGCCTAATAGTCAATTACATTTTGGCGTATTTTTGCAAAATAAATTGGAAGGTGCTATGTCTTTTGGACCACCTATTAATAAAAAAGGTACAATTAATATTGTAAAAGATACATCTTGGTCTGGAATGTTAGAATTAAATAGAATGGCATTTAGTGATAAATTGCCTCGCAATAGCGAAAGTAGGGCAATGTCAATAGCCTTTAAAATTATTAAACAAAATTATCCACAAATTGAATGGATTGTAAGTTTTAGCGATGGTACTCAATGTGGCGATGGTGCTATATATAGAGCTGCTGGTTTTATACTTACTGATATTAGGCAAAGTGATGCTTTAAGAATTAACCCAAAAACAAATGAGGTAATGCACGTTATACAAGCCCATCATTTAATGCTTACAAAAGAATTTAAAACATGGAAACCAACTATTGGTTACCAAATGAGATATGTGTATTTTATAAATAAAGATGCCCAAAAAAGACTAAATGTACCTATAATACCATTTACAAAAATTATAGACATTGGTGCTAGTATGTATAAAGGGCAAAAAATTATGCGTATCAAAAAGCAGGAGTTAGAGGACCACTCTAATCTGGGCGGTGCAATCCCGACCGATACGCTCCAACTTTCGGAGTTATAAGGGGGTATATATGCAAGGTAAAGAACATATCCCTAGTGAAGAAAGCCAAAAGCTAGTAAGAACATTAGCTGCTGTAGGTATAACCTATGAAGATATAGCTAATAAATTAGACATAAGCTCTGATACGCTAGTTAAGCATTACAAGAAAGACTTAGATAATGGTCGTGTAGACGCTAATGCTTCTATTGCACAAACGCTATTTCAGCAAGCTAAAGATGGTAATACAAGTGCTGCTATTTTTTGGTTAAAAACTAGGGCAAGATGGAAAGAAACACAAGCACATGAGGTTAGTGGTCCAGATGGACAAGCGTTGCCTGTAAGTATTGGGATTAACTTTGTTAAGCCAGACGATAGCTCAATTTCCTGATAAATTAGATTTTCTATTCCAACCACATAGGTACAAGGTAGCATATGGTGGTCGTGGTTCAGGGAAGTCATGGGGGTTTGCTAGGGCATTGTTATTACAAGCAAGCAATAAGCCATTACGCATATTATGTGCTAGAGAAATACAACGCAGTATCCGTCAGTCTGTGCATCAACTATTAACAGACCAAATACAGTCATTAGGTTTAGGTCCATTTTACGAAGTATTAGAGTCAGAAATACGTGGTATTAATGGTAGCTTATTTAGCTTTACCGGATTAGCAAACAATACGGTTGAGTCAATTAAGTCGTTTGAGGGCGTTCAAATTGTGTGGTGTGAGGAAGCACAGACAATCAGCAAGAAGTCATGGGATATACTTATACCTACTATACGTAAGCCAGACTCAGAAATATGGGTATCATTCAACCCTAACATAGATACAGATAATACATACCAAAGGTTTGTAATAGACCCACCGGATAACGCTAAGGTAGTCAAGGTTAATTGGCAGGATAATCCTTGGTTTCCAGATGTTTTGGAAGATGAAAGACAACACAGTTTAAAGACTAACCCTGACTATGCAAACATCTGGGAAGGTGATTGTAAGGCTGCTGTAGATGGTGCTATATACTCTAACGAGATAAGAGAAGCACAAGAAGGTAACCGTATAACAACTGTACCTTATGACCCTATGATGAAGGTTCATGTAGTGATGGACTTAGGATGGAACGACAGTATGTCAGT